ATTTAGAAAGAGCTTCATTGTCTTTGTAGGTAAGAATCAGGAAGTCGTGATCGTGGTTTGGTATTACCTCAGTGTGTACCCAGAACTCTGTAGTAGGGTTGTAATCAATGATAGTGAACTCTGCTGTACGAACCTCCATCTGATCGTATACTTGGTAGTTAAGGTTGTTGGCCTCGTTAATAAAAAGAACATCACGCCTCGGCCCTCTTGCCTTGCTTTCATCATCAATACCAAAGAACTCCATCACTGAGCCTGTTTCAAAGGTATACTGTCTGTCTGTGCGGTTGTAGGCGTTTTCATTGTAGTAGCCATGTTCTTTCATTATGGCGAGAAAGTCTTTAAGAATTGGGAGATTATACCAGAAGTGCCAAAAGAGGCGCTACTTGAACGCCATATTGTTGACTTCGGTTACACTAACGACGAGGCGGCTATTGGTGATCTGTACAAGTGGAATCAAGGTTTTGTGATTGACGAGCTAGGATATGGCACAGGCATAAAAAACAGAGGTATTGCTAATATAATTCGTGAAGCCGAGGGTCTTTCTCCAGTTGATGAGAACGGTAACTTTATGAATGAAACCAAGATCAGAACTGTAGCGGACTCAGCAGAGCCAAAGTCTATTGACGACATGATAGACTACGGTGTTTACACAGTAGGCTCAACAAAGGGGCAAGGCTCGGTTAGTGCAGGGATAGAAAAGACGCAAGATCAGAAACTTTACATCACATCTAGATCAGTGAACTTTATAAAGTGCTTCCGTAACTACCAGTGGGCGGTAGACAAAAAGACCGGACTACCTACCAATACACCAGAGCATGAGTTCTCGCACGCACCTGACGCTGTTCGCTATGGCATTACCGACATACTAGGCTTTAAGACAGTCGAGTATGGTGGCGTAAGGTAACGAACTGATATAATGGTAATGTATAACAAGGAACAATAATTTGCACAAAATCAAGAACGCCATAACTACAGTGAAAGAGAACTTGACCGAAGTGTGGCTAGGCGCTCTTTTGTTTGTCGGCATACCACTGATCGGCCTATTTTACCTTGATTGGCGAGCTTTTTTTGCTTTAAGTATCTTGTTTCAAACTATCATATTAACTCTATTTGTATATAAAGGCAGTAAATAATGGGCTTAATAGCTAAAGCGATTACTAAAACTGTCAATGAGTTTCCAGCAATAGATACACGAGGCTGGCATGAAGTCGGTATGGGTATTACAACCGCTTTTGATTACTACAAAAATAACGATTACGAGAACGCCTACCCCTCTATCACCAAGATAGTCAACAGGTTTATGAAGATAGCACCCTATGCTATTGACGAGAAGAAAGAAACAGTGCGGAACGCTCGTGCAGTTGAGAAGCTTTACCATCCTAACCAGCAAATGAGTTCAGTAGACTTTCGTGAAGCTCTTGGCGTTATGTATCTCGTTCATCCTAAGACACACATTCTTGTATGGAGCTTAGAAGATGGTCGTGCAGTACCAGGCGGAGATATAACCCCAGACAACATTGCAGGATATACCTTCCTTGAGGGTGCTGTTGAGACTACTGTCGGGGGCAAAACTACCTACACTGTAAACGGAGCAACTTACACGAACAAAGAAGTCATTACCCTAAAAGGTATGTTCCCTTACGACCTGTCTCGTGGCTACTCACCTACAGAAGCCGCTCGTAGATGGTCACGCATTGACGACTACATAGCAGACTATCAACAGGGCTTCTTTAAGAACGGCGCTATCCCTAGCGGACAATTCATTGTCACAGCCCCTTCTGTAACAGAATACAACGACATCGTAGACATGATGCAAAAGCGTCATAGAGGTGCTGGCAAGAACAATAACGTCACTTATTCACATAGGCCAATAGACCCGAACTCAGGTAAGCCAGCAGATGCACAGATCGAGTGGATTCCATTCAACGTAGACAACAAGAACCTAGATCTTAAAAACATATTCGACCAAGTTAATCAGAAGCTTGACTCAGCGTTCGGTGTTCCGGCTTCAATTCGTGGCGTAGGAGAGAACAACAACTTTGCTACAGCCCAAATGGACAACCGAAACTTTGTTGAAAACGTGGTAGATCCGCTTACTCTCAAGATCTGGACACGCTTTACGCACGAACTTAACCGTATTACTGGTGGTCTTGGCTATGCGATTACTTACGAACTTGAGCTACCAAGCGTTTCAGAAGATGAAAAGGTGCAAGCGGAACGCTCTAAGATACTTGTAGATACCGTTGTAGCAGCCGTTGCGGCAGGTTTTAGCGTTGATAGTGTAGTTGAAGCTATTGAAGCGCCTGAGAGCTTCCAGAACCTTTCAGCAGGGTATACACCGCCCCCAGCTAAAGACGATATGGATGTAGACACAGGTAGTGAAGTTGATGACTCGCCTAATCAGCCTGAAAAAGGAGATCCAGCCACAGCAAAGCACGTTCATGGGGGAAGTGAACACACAGACCCAAAAGCTAAAAAGCTCTCACCAGAGCAAGAGGCCGTAACTGAGCAGAAACTCTACGTCATAGCTAAAAGATTCCTAGAATCTCAAGTCAACTCGGCTATTCAAGATACTAAAGCAGTTGGCGACCCTACCGAAGAACAACTAGCACAGTTTGTAGATGATGCACTCAACGTAATAAGTGGTTTGCTCATTTCACAGGGTGCAGTTGAACAAGCACTAGGGGTTAAACTATTGCAGAACGCTGGAATTGATACCGCCTCTGTTACACCATTCAAACTAGCTCCTAACCAAGTAGCTAAATATCGAAGCTACCTCACAAGAGTTGGTGAAAGCTATTCAGATGACACCCGAAAAGCAATTAGAGCTGTATTAGATCGGGCTAACCTAGAAGGATTTAGCCAACAACAGATACAATCTGCACTTCGTGATGTGGTTAAACTAGATGATTACCGAGTCGTTAGACTAGCACGAACCGAAACTGTAAGAGCTGGTGGCAACGCTTCACTGTTTAGCATGGAACAAATACAAGCCGATACTGATGCAACCGTATACAAAGTCTGGACAACCACTAATGCAAATGCTTGTCCTACATGTCGAGCCTTAGACGGCACAAGAAAACCTCTCCACGAGTCTTTTGTAGGCGCTGGAGACGTTGTTGAAGGCACAGACGGTGGAATCTTCGTAAACAACTGGTACGCTGCTGAAATAGCCTCTATACACCCTAACGATGAATGTACGATTACTTACGAGGTAGTGCGATGATAAAACTACGTTGTAAAGGGATGGTTGAAGACAAGATCTGTGATAGATTCCTCAAAGTTGAGCCTACTGGAACATTCATAGGCAAAGTTACTTGTGGAGATCGACGCTGTAAACATGTTAATCAGATTAAGATAGTTACACCCGATTCGTCAGAAAAAGAATTAAGATATAAGTTTGAGGAGCAAAACGATGGATGAAATGAAAATAAGAGCAGGTGCAAGACTAAGCTTTACAATAGTAAGGTCTAATGAAGATGCCGTAAGCGCAACATTTATAGCAGATGACGGCGCAGGACACATAATAACCGATACAGTTGCATACGATTCAGACGGCAACGCAGCCATTCAGTTTGACTCGCCAGATACAGATGTCGTGGGTGAGTACGAATACCAAGTAAACGAGAACTTCGCAACTGGTAGTCCGGACATTTACCCAAGCGCAGACGGCTGTGATGGTGACTGTGACTTTCCTACACTTGAGATATGCGAGAGCCTAGAGGTTGGGAGTAGCTAATGTATACCTTAAAGCTTAATGGTCAAAACAAGACTATAACCCTCAAACGAGTTCAGAGGGATATTAAGCTTATTCAAACTGGTAGACAAGGCGTTCAGGGTGAGCCTGGCGAGGGCGTACCTACTGGCGGTACTACTGGACAGATCTTAAAGAAAAACTCCAACGCCGATTATGATACATATTGGGGTTCTGGTGGTGGCGGAGGCGGTGCAGTCGATTCAGTATTTGCAAGAACTGGTAATGTTGTGGCCGAAGACAATGATTACGAAGACACACAAATCTATGTAGATGATACTGACTTAACACAATACGGTTTAACTGGTAACGATGTCCACGAAATATTTCTTAGTCTTGGGATTAGCTTTAGTGCTGTTGTCGTTAATATCATAAGTGATATAGCAGATCTAGAAACTAATAAGCTAGACAAGAACACACCAATTACAGGATCAACAAAGACTAAGATTACTTACGACTCCGATGGTTTAGTAACATCTGGTGCAGATGCTACTCAAGACGATATAGGGGATGGCGTAACTTATAAGCAATATTCTTCAACAGAAAAAACTAAGTTAGCTGGTATTGAAACTGCTGCGGATGTGACAGATGCAACTAACGTAGCGGCTGCTGGTGCGTTCATGAAGTCTACAGACGACACTGACGATATTACAGAGGGTGTTACGAACAAGTGGTTCACTTCTGCTGAAGAAACTAAACTCGCTGGTATAGAAGCAGGAGCCGAGGTAAATAACATATCTGACGTAAACGCTACTGATTTAACAGATGGTGGCACAACCACGCTTCACTCACATACAGTTACTAAGTCAGATGTGGGCTTGGGTAACGTAGACAACACTTCTAACGCTACAGAACGAGCTGCAACAGCTACTCTAACTAATAAACGCATTACCGAACGTGTCACCTCTCTCACATCAAGTGCTACACCTACTATAAACACTGATGATTGTGATGTAGTTGACATAACTGCACTGGCTACAGCAATCACATCGATGACAACTAACTTATCGGGTACTCCAACTAATAAGCAGAAGTTAGTATTTGAGATTAAAGACGATGGTACAGGCCGAGCAATAACATGGGGTGCTTCATTCGTCGCTGGCGGTGTCGCACTACCTACTACTACTGTTGCAAGCAAGATTTTAACCGTTGGCTTCATGTGTTCAACTGCTAACGCATTAAATAAATGGCGCT